CGGTCAACCATTAACAACAGAAGACGGAAGAATATTAATTCTAGGATAAAAAATGTCATCAGTAAAAATATCAGGACTACCAGTTAGTTCAAATTTAAATGTCAACCCATCACAGTCTTTGTTCCCAACAACAGACTTAGGAACTGGCATAACAACTCGTATTGATGCAGGTTCATTAGGTAATTCTTTGTATGCCAACAACACATTGACTGTTGGTTCTGGCGGTGTTGTTCTTCCTAATATTGTTGCACAGTTTACAGGTACAAACCAACAATATGTACAGGTTAATCTACAAAATATTGGTGCAAATGGTTCTGCTGACTTAGTTATTACTGGAGATACTGGTACAGATTCAAATACATTCTTAGATTTAGGATTCAACAACTCTAATTTTATACCTGATGGTAACTTCTCTGCAATGGGACCAAATGATGGTTACTTGTATGTTCAAGGCACAGGCAATACTACCGTACCGTCTGGTAATTTGATTGTAGGTACTGCATCACCAAATACAGAAATTAAATTCATGGCTGCGGGTACTAATGATATCAACGTGGTTATGAAAGTTAAATATAATGATGTTAAGTTCCGTCAAAACACACTTGTAAATATTGCAAACACTTTATTAGTAAACACAATCACATTCTATGACAATACATCATTGAATAGTTTCTCCGTTATTGCAAACCATACTAGCAATATTGCTAACTTGCAATTAACAACTGCAAATAATACAGCTAACATTGCAAACTTACAATCATATTCTAATGCAGCCTTTGCTAAGGCCAATACAGCGGTTCAAAATACTGCGGTCATTCAATTAAATGCTTTAACTTTGACAGGCAATTTGATTGCTAACTCAGTAGGTCAAGGCATCTTTGTTGACTCATTTACATCAAACAATGCCACATTCAGTAAGAACATGGTTGTTCTTGGTAATTTATCTGCGAATACATTGTTAGGTAATATTTTCTTCTCTAACGTAGTCACAACAACTTCACAGTCTAATTCTATTATTTGGTTTCCACAAGCATCAACACCAACACAAACAGTTGCACAATTGTGGTATTATAGTAATACACAATCATTGATTTTAGATACAGATATTGCTGGCGATAGATTATCTATTTCTAAAGTTCTTTTCTTCCGTGGATTTAATTCTAGTGGTGCAACGATACCGGCAAACTCATTTATTCGTTTAGTGACTGGTGTAACCGCAAATCAAATTCCATATATTGCTTTGGCGGATGCTACAAGTTCAGCTAATGCAACTGTTGCTGGTTTTGTTAAAAATGCAATTGCAAACAGTGCGTATGGTTTTGCTTACTCACAAGGTATTGTTGAAGATTTAAATTCAACTGGTATTGGTCAAAACGGAGATATTCTTTTCTTATCCACAACTCCAGGTATTGCATCTAATGTGGCGCCAACAGGTACTGCAAATACGGTAGTTCAGTTAGGCAAAATCATTCTAAGTGATGCAACACAAGGTAAATTGTTTATTCAGAATCAATTACGCCAAGCATACGGCAGACCAAATGGTTCTGTGTTATATGCCTATGCAAACAATATTGTTTCAAGTAATACAATAAGCATCAATGATTCTACTGGTATTTTTACTGCAAAAGATATTACTGCAAATACATTGACTACATCCAATGGTATTATCAATACGGTTAGAGTTGGTTCTTCAAGTCCTTTAACAATTAATTTCACCACAGATACAATTGTTCGTGCAAATCTTTCTGCCAACTTTACTGTTACTCCTGCTAGTTTTGTTGCTGGTAAAACAATTGATGTTTGGTTAACAAATACTTCCACCGGTGGTCCAGGTGCTCATACAATTACACACGGTGTTTCAGCCTTGAATTCAACAGTAGGTGCAACAACATTTACTTTGACTGCTTCACAATCAGCCTTATTGAAATATATGTGCGCTGACGGAACATCGGCAAATACTTTTGTAGCTATTACCTATCAGTAATAAATAAAACATGGCAAATACTGTAAACGGAATATTAACAACATACGGCTCGGTTGTAGAGGTAGAGTTAACCTATTTCTTTGCAATCACAGCATCTGGTTTTACACCTAATGCTCAATCGACTTCGTATTTCTTTATTGGTAAACCAGACCAATGGCCTGACGATGTAAATCCTCCATTTCCAACACAAGACCAAGCAAACATTAAGAAAACATTTAAACATATGTTTGCTACTAAGTTGATTACATCTTCTAATATGTCGCCTGTTGTTCCTCGTATCGACTGGACAACTGGCACAGTATATACACCATATACTGACTACGACAATATGTTTACTACCGATGCCAATGGTATCATTACTAAGCCATTCTATGTTCGTAATCGTTACGACCAAATTTTTAAATGCTTAGGTAATAATCATGGAGCAAGTTCTACGGTTGAACCAGTTCTACAAGCTGGTACAACAGATTCGACACAAACTCTTTATCTATCAGATGGTTACAAGTGGATTTATGTAACAACGATTGATAAAGGTCTCAAAAAATTATTCTTTGATACTTACTGGATGCCTTTGGCAGTAGGTACCGTTACACCTAATCCATTGACATCTGCTGGTCTAGGTTCAATCAATGCAATCAATGTGACCAACTCAGGTAATGGTTATTCAAACGGAGTTACTACTACTGTTGTTACTGTTAATGGTGATGGTGTTGGTGCAACTGCTTATGCAAATGTGTATAACAATATTGTGCAAGATGTGATTGTGACCAATACAGGAAACAATTATACATATTCAACAGTTACAATTTCTCCTCAGTCAGGATATGCTGGTAACAACGCAACAGCCAATGCTGTGATTTCTCCTATTGGTGGCCATGGTTCCGATCCTGTATCTGAATTAGGTTGTAACCATATCATGTTGTCGGCAGAAATTGATGGCTCTGAGAATGGTAATATTCCTACTGATGTGTCTTTCCGTCAAGTCGGTGTCATTATTAATCCTCTTTTAAATGATGGTACCATACCAACAGCATCGGTTTATAACACCTCAGATTTGGGAACAGTATCTTTTGGACTAGGTTCTTTTGCTTCAGGTGAAACTGTATATCAAGGTTCAAATGCCAACAATGCTAGTTTTACGGCTACAGTTTGTTCTTTTGATTCAGGAAACAATATAGTTTCGCTGATAAATACAGTAGGAACATACAGTTTAGGTGCTGCATTATACGGTGCAACATCAGGCACTTCAAGAGTCCTGTTACAATATACGCCAACTAGTTTCTCTGTTGGCTCAGGTTATGTGATGTATTTTGAAAATAGACAACCAATTCAGCGTTCACCAAATGGTAACGAACAACTCAGATTAGTTTTAAGATTCTAAGGCAGAATAATGATTAATTACAACGTGGATCCTTTTTACGATGATTTTGACCCATCAAAAAATTACCATCGTATTCTTTTCAAACCAGGTCGTGCAGTTCAAGCTCGTGAATTAACACAAGCACAAACTATTCTTCAGAACCAAGTTTCTGAATTTGCTTCAGCAATCTATTCTCAAAACACACCGGTATCTGGTGGTCAAGTTACTACTAATTTAAAATGTAACTATATCAAGTTGAACACTATCTATGGTGGTTCTTCTATTGTTGCTGCTAACTTTTTAAACAAAACAATTACTGATTCTACCGGCACTATCAATGCTCGTGTTATTGCTACTGCTGAAGCCACAGGTAATGCCACAGTTGCAGGTGACCCACCAACATTGGTCGTAACTTATCTTTCTGGCACACAATTTTCAGATGGTATGACTGTTTATATTCAGTCAGCAACATCATCTTCTCCATCAGCCACAACAATTGGTACTTCTGGTGGCACTACATCTGTTGGTAATTCTTCTGTTGCTTCTATTTCTGCTGGCGTATTCTATGTCGTCAACGGATACAATCAAGTTATTGCCGCAAACGGTACAACAACCAAATATTCTATTGGTAACTTTGTTAATGTATTACCACAAACAGTTATTCTTGACAAGTATGATAATTCTCCATCACTTCGTGTTGGTTTGAATATCAAAGAAAATACAGTAACAAGTTCACAAGATTTAACATTATTGGATCCTGCCTCTGGTGCTTCTAACTATCAAGCTCCTGGTGCTGACCGCTATCAAATTATTTTAACACTTGAAACACGACCACTTACTTTAGGTAATGACGATGGTTTCATTGAATTGTTAAAGACACAAACAGGTCAAACTCAGACACAAACTAACTCAACAGTATACTCTGCTATTGATGATTACTTTGCTAAGCGTACCTACGATACTAATGGTGACTTTATTGTTAATTCATTTAACATTACACCATCTACCAATACTGCCAACTCACAACTCTATGATGTGAACATTGGTCCTGGTATTGCTTATGTTCGTGGTTATCGTATCGAGAATCAAGCATCGGTTAAATTAACTAATCCTCGTTCACGCAATACAGTATCACAGAATAATAATCCAGTATTTGTGGATTATGGTAACTTTATCTATGTTGATACTGTCAAAGGTTTGTTTGATGTAACTACACTACCTACTATTGATTACCATTGTGTTCCATATGCAAACGTATCAACAGCAAACGTAACATCTTATAACTCAACTAAAGTTGGTTCTGGTTACATTCGTAATTTAGTTTACGACCACAATACTACTGACGCAAATACATTATCATATGTGTATCGTGCTTATGTAACAGATTTTACTGCCAATACAATTTCTGGTAACACAACATCTGCTACAGCAACTACACTTACAATCAATGATGTATCAAATGCTTTCTCTAATGTGACCAATGCTTATGTTGGTACTACATTGTCAATTGATGCCGGTACATCTGCTGGTGATTTAAGAACAATTACTGGTTATAATGCTGGCACAAAAGTATTGACTGTTAACAAAGCATTCTCTATTATTCCAGATTCTACAACTAAGTTCTCATTGAAGTTTAATGTTGGCAATTCAAATTCTTTAGTTAATCAATCATCATTAACTATCAATGCCAAGGCCAATGTTAATTCTGGAGCAAAAACATATTCACAAACTGGTGGAGTAACAATTGGTACCACTAATGTTCAATCTCCTGGTACACCAGAGTTACTTTATAAGATTGGTTATCCATTCTTAGCAGGCATCAATAACGCACAATATAGTTCTACACAAGTATTCCGTAGTAAGTCATTCTCTAATGTGTCTGGTTCTTCACAGATTCAAATTACATTACCTGTAGGTATTCAAAACATTGTTGACTTTGCTGGCGGAACAGGAACATTATCTACATCAGCAATTGAACAAAACTATACTATCATTTGTACCTCAAATGCTGGCTCACCAACAATTAATGTAGGTGATGTAGTTCCTTTTGTTACTGCTGGTCGTTCAGTAAGCGTTTCTACCGATAAGAATACCTTAACATTAAGTGCAACAGATACCGCCAACGTAACAACTGGTATGACTGTTTCTATTATCGCTAAAGTAAATGTTACCAATGGCGATGATACCAACCACATTGTTCGTGCTAAGAATTTGGTAACTGGTAATACTTCTGTTGTTTCCACTTCAGGTCCTGACGGCACCGTTAATACCAATACCTTTGTTGACTTGAACAACGGTCAGGTATACATTCAAAATGCTGGACTGGTAACTCCTGGAAGCGCACAGGTTCTTTATGTAACAGACTTGAAGAGCATCGTCAAGATTATTGATACGGGCGCCCCAGGAACTTCTCCTACTTTGTCCATGCTGACCAATTCTGCATACGATATTACTTCACGGTATAGTTTTGATAATGGTCAAAGGGATAACACCTACGAACACGCTAGGATTACTTTAAGACCAGGAGTGCCACAACCAAAAGGTAACATTTTGGTAATCTTCAATTACTACAAACATACTGGCGGTGATGGTTACTTTACCGGTATGTCTTACTTGGCACCAATCTCTACCAGTCCTGAAGCGTATGGTTCTATACCTTCTTATACTGCTAAAGATGGTATTGCATACAATCTTCGTGACACATTAGACTTTAGACCTGCTCGTAAAAATGCTACTGCAACTAGAACATTTGAATACACAGGTAATCCATCTTCTGATGATACTGGTATCTACATTCCACAAGATTTAACAAATTTTACAAGTAATTACTCTTACTATCTTGCTCGTAATGATATTCTAATTTTAAGTAAAGATAATTCATTCAAGATTGTGAATGGAGTTCCTTCTGTTACTCCAACAATTCCTTCACAACCCGATGGTTCATTGGTAATTTCTAATCTCTTTAATGAGCCATACACAGCATTTATTCCAAGTGAAGCACCTACTGGTGTATTACCAAGTTTATCTGTTCAAGCAGTTCAGCATCAACGCTTTACGATGCAAGACATTTCTAATCTGCAAACTCGCTTGAACAATATTGAATACTATACAAGTCTTTCGTTACTTGAGCAAAAGACTCAGACATTACAAGTGCCAGATTCTAACGGACTCAATCGTTTCAAAAATGGTATTTTGGTAGATGACTTCTCATCATTCTCATCCGTTGATACTGGTAATGCCGATTTCAATTCTTCTATTGATACTGTCAATAAACGGATGTCTGCTTCACAATCTGTTACAAACTATCCATTACAATCTTCTGTATTGTATAATGCTTTGGGTAATGTTTCCAATACTGCATTGAGTGGTTTAGGATTTGGTGTTAATTCAATCAATCACGCTACAAATCAATTCTCATTACCATATACTCAAACAGCATTGGTAACTCAACAGTTGGCTTCTAATACAGTTAATCTGAACCCATTTACAACACCAATCTATCAAGGTTCATTATCATTGAATCCTCCGATGGACAATTGGGTTGATAACACTAAAGCACCTGACTTGTTGTTGGTTGACCCCAATCTAACATTGTATCAACAAAGTTCTACATTGAATGTGTTACAAGTAGGTAACTGGCAAACAATTCCAGGTTCACAATATACAACAACATCTTCTTACTCTGTAATTGGTCACGGCATCAATTGGAGTCCGTTTGGTTATGTTGGTTATACTGCAACTAATTCTGCTACATATCAGTCACAGAGTCAAACAACTATCTCTGGTTACTGGTCACAGTTGCCTTCAACATATAACAACACAAACGGCTTCATCACTAATGTATCAATTCAACCATACATTCGTGCCCAAGACTTAACTGTTCGTGGTGGTTCGCTGAAGGTCAATACACCTTTGACAACATCATTTGATAATACAATCGTTGACCCATATATTTCATTACCAACTGTAATGGAATTAACTTCTGTTTCTGGTTCATTCCAACCTGGTGATATGATTGGTTATTTGACAGGCAGTAATTGGAATACTGTTGGTACTGTAATTGATGTATACAATTATCCAAACACAACAAATTCTCGTTTGTATGTTTTCGTATCTTCTGCTGCAATTACAGCAACCACAATCACAACATTGTATAATGCTAAGTTTGATGGCAACGGAAATTATATTTCTGGCTCTGCTACTGCCTACGGAACACCGACTGGCGGAGTAGTAAATGGTGTAACATTGAACATGACTGGTGCTGTTGTTTCTGCCGTAAACGGAACATCTTCAAGTGTTTCTGGTGGCGGTACATACACAACTGGTGTAACTCAAATCACTTTAAGTCCATTGGCTTCTGCTACAAATAATTTCTATACTGGTTCTACAATTAGTATCACAACTAATAACGGAACATCTTCAACAGTATACAATGCCAATGTAACGAACTATGTTGGTTCTACTAAAGTGGCCACATTAGATACGCCAGTTCCAATTTCTGGTGGTTACAATAGTTCATTAGGATTAATTACTTCTTTCTATCGTATTCATGGTAATAAGAATTGGTCTAACAATACAAGTTACTTGATTGGTATGTCTAACGGAGTTGCACCACAGATTTCAACCAATGAAGCAGGTGCTTTCTCTGGACTGTTCTCAATCCCAGCATCTACATTCCAAAACGGACAAAGAATCTTCCGTTTAGATAATAGAACTGTACCAACAGACCCAACATCTGCAACTACATTCTCTACTGCCACATTTACGGCATCTGGTCTGTCTACAACATCACAGAATCTAGATTTCTCACCTTCTATTGATTCTGCACCGAATACATTTGCTGCTACACAATATCAATACAATCAATTGGTATCAACAGCAACATCTTATTCAAGATACGATCCAGTAGCACAAACATTTATTATTGATAAACAGAATTATCCAAATGGTGTGTTCTTGAGTTCTGCAAGATTCTTCTTCCAGTCCAAACCAACAACATCGAATTCACCAGTGCGTTTGTCTATTGTTGGCACATTGAATGGTTATCCAAACGGTACAGAACTAGACCACTCTGTTGTTACATTGACACCAGACCAAGTTAATGTTTCTGCTAATCCACATTATTTGGATTCTACAACATATACTGACTTTGAGTTTGATGCACCTGTATTCATTCAACCAAATAAATTATACGCTTTCATTATACATTCACAATCAACTGAATATAACATTTATGTGGCTGCACAAAATGCTACAGCAATTCCATCTTCTGTTAAGAATTTACCAACAGACCCAACACCAACTGTAATCACTAAGATTGGTACTGCACCATATGTTGGTTCATTGTTTGAATCACAGAACTCTATTACATGGACTGCTGACCAGACTAAGGCATTGATGTTTGTATTGAATCAGGCTTACTACGATATCACTCAGAATCCTAAGATTCAATTTGTTGTTCCTGCTGGATTGCCAAACCGTAAATCAGTAATCAATGATGTTAATCGTTTTGTTCAAGCAAACACAGTAAGTAATTTGTCTGGCAACTATTCAACCGCCAATGTATTATCTGATGCTTACAACATTACTACAACAGACTTGTTACCAACAACGACAAACATTAACTACACCTACAATGCAACCGTAGCGGCAACAGGTGCATATGCTGGTGAAACATCCGTTCAACCAGGTCGTTTTGGTTCACCAACACTCAACAACATCTATCTGAATGACGGCAATGGCGAGCGTGTATTAGTTGCCAATTCTAACAATTCATTTATGGTGTATGCTACATTGTCATCTAATGATCCTAATGTATCACCTGTTGTTTCTGATGATGGCTTGGCAGTATATAATGTTCAATGGAATATTAACAATCTGCCTGTAACAAATTCACAAATCACTTTAGTATCTGGTGGTTCAGGTTACAATAACGCCAACTCAATCTCGGTATCAGTATCTTCACCTGATGTTGCTGGCGGAACAATTGCTGTGCTTGGTGCTACTGCTGCCAACGGCAACATTACTTCTGTATATGTTCAGTCTGGCGGTTCAGGTTACTTGGCACCTCCAACAATTACAATCAATGATGCTAATACAACACCGGGTTCTGGTGCAAACATCACAACAACTTCTGAGTATTCACCAAAAGGTGGTAACGCAGCAACTCGATACATCACTAAGAAAGTTGTGTTGGCACCAGGAAATGATTCAGGTGATTTAAGAGTATTCTTGACTGCTTATCGTCCATCTGGTACAAACATCTATGTAATGTATAAGATTTTGAGTTCATCTGATAGTGCTGCATTTACTGACCAATCATGGCAGTTGATGACACCTATTAATAATGGTTCATACTATTCAAATGCGTATGGACAAACTCAAGAAATTGAATATGCTCCAGGTACAAACAATATAGCAAACAATTATATTCAGTATACAAGCACCAGCGGAACATCGTATAAGTCGTTCATTCAATTTGCTATCAAAGTAGTTCTGACTACCTCTGATAATACTAATGTGCCATATTTGACAGACATTCGTGCCTTAGCATTACCACCAGGAACT